GCCGGCGAGATTCAAAGCAGACCGCTAAGCATGTAGAACTGGCCGAGGAAGGTTCGCGGACGGGGGTTCGATCCCCCCCAGCTCCACCAACATTTAAAAAACCAACCGTTCTCGGTTGGTTTTTTTTCGCCCGTTCCCCCCAGTGCTGGCGCGGGTTCGGGCCTCGCTGCGAAGGACGCCGCCGCCCCGGATACCCCGGTTTCGGGTCGTTTTCCGTTCTCAGATGCCGCCCATTCTCTGTTTCTGCGAAGGAGGACTTCGCACCCGCCCCAGCACTGGCGCGGGTTTCCGGCGGCTTGTTCGTCAGGAAAACCGCCCTGACGCGGGCGACCCGACCCCGGGCGGGGCTACTCGTTGACGATGGGGCGGACGTCCCAGACAACGGGCGTTCCGGGCCGGTAGACCACCTCGTTGCCGTGCTTGATGCTGGCTTTCAGATGCTCGGCCAGGGGTTTGTCGTACTTCCCGATGGCCGTGATCGCCCGGTTGACGGCGTTGCGGAAGGCGTCCCGGACATTTTTTCGCTTGTCGCCAGCCTTGCGGAGCTTGCCGCCCTTGCCGACGCCCGCCGTGAGCGCATCGGCGATCTGGGCCAGCTCGTCCTCGATTTCCTCCACACGCTGGTGGTCGCCGTCTTGCTCGGCTTCCGCCTTCTCGGTCACAAGTGACTGGTACTTGGCCCGGTACTGCTCGACTGCCTTCCTGTCCACCACGACGCCTGCGTCGCCCAGCGGCGCTCCTGTCGTAACCTGGAAACCCTCCTCAATGTCATCGTGCTCCAGTCCGGAACTCGCCTGCTCGGCGACGCCCAGCGCGTAGCCGCAAACGACTTCGTAGACGGATGCCTCCCGATCCGGGTGCGCCAGCAGCAGGTTGATGTATTCCGCGCCCTTGTCCACGCCGACGATGTTGATCCTGTTCCCGCGATTGAACCGAGCCTCCCAACCGCCGCCGCGCTTGCGGAAGAAGTTGTCCGGCTGCTTCTCCCTCGACGACATCGCTGGCACCGAGATCACCGATGCGGACTCATGCACCGTGCGCAGCAAGGCGTCGCCCGGCATGGTGCGCTCACGAATGGCCGTCGCATGGCGGCGAACCATCTCATCCGACGCGGCGTTCACCTCGCCAGCGTGGCGCTTGTAGAGATCGAACACGCGCTGGGCAGCCTGCGCCGTGCTTCCGCCGAGGAAGCGCAACACCCGGTTCACCTCGGCGTACTTGGCAAGAAACTGCCCGACGTTCTCCAGCGCTCCCACTTGGTTGGCCCGCTCCAAGTAGGACGCGGACATGATCTTGTCGTCGTCCTTGTTCCGGCTCTGGGTGAATACGTCCGCCTTGTAGTGATCAATCGGGTCGTACTGGTCGGCCTTGGCGGCGATGACCGCAAAGCGCCGGTCGATGCACTGCGAACACAGGCCGCAGTGGGTGTGCTGGTTCGTCATTTCCCACGTGTGCGTGCAGGTCATCGAATGCTTGATCAGATCGGCGCAGCCTACCTTGACGATCTGCTCGACGACTTCGGCCTTGGTTTTCCAGATGTACGGGTTCTCGACCGTGAATGGCGCTTCGGCCACCAGCGTCATGATGTCTTGGAAGCCCTTCATCACCTTGGGGTGCGTCGTCCGGGTGGCGCGGCCACCAACGACCTGAGCGCACACCGGCAGGTTCAGGCTGATCACGCCGTTCTCGTAGAAGCGCACGCTGCTCAGGCCAAGCATCTTGGCGATGGTCGCGCCAATCGAGACGAACAGGAACGAGCGGCTGCGCTGCGTGTATTCCCGGTTCATCGGCTTTTTCTTATGAACGCGCACGCTGATTTGATGCGGCGCGTTGTCTCCGGCCTTCTGCGCCAGCAGATCTCGAAGCGTCTTGTGCCGGGTGTTGAGCTTGGGCGTGGCCTTGTGCGTGACCAGCACCACGCGGCGCTGCTGGCTCAACACCTCGTCGAGCGCACCGGCCAGTGAGTCGAGGCCGCCAGAGAACATCACCACTTGCTCCGGCTTGCCGTAGATGGCCTGCGCGTCGTTGAACTCCAGATAGTCCTGGATCGAATGATCCTGCGCCAGCTTGACGAAGGTGAACTCGTAGTTGTCGTCCGACAGAAAGCCCAGCGTCGAGGTCAGCGCGTTCTTCATCTCGGCGCTGTTCCAGAAATCCGGGTTGCGCACCGGCACCACGAAATGCAGGTCGCGCCGCCATCCATCGCCGAAGTTATCAACATCGTCTGCACCGCGCAGAATCACCTGATCCGCGCTGTAGACGTAGGTGGCGATCTCCAGCAGGTCGTGGAACTTGGCCGGCACGCTGCTGAACATCTTGCTGTGGATGTCCTCGATGCGCAGCGTGATGTTGCCTTCGCCCTGCACGCCAGAAAGCCGAAGGCGAGTGTCGTTCTTCGGATCGTCGCTGATGCCCTTGGCCGAAGCATTTCCGCAAATGATGAATTTCTTAGTTTGCACTGGTGCGCGCTCCCGCTTGCAATTCATCCTTCATCTTCTTCAGCGCGTAGCCAGCAAAGCCATCGGACGATTTTCTTGAAATGTCGCCGCCTTCCTCGTAGCGGTGCTTTGAGAACCAGTCGGACGAGTAGTCGCGGACGATCAACGATGCTTCCCGCGTATGCGTGTCCAGCGCGTGATCGAATTGAGACTTTTGGTTCATCGTCGCAAAACGCATTCCTTCACCCACTTGGGTCGACAGCGTCTTGGACAAAAAATACTGAAGGCTCTCGTTGGTGAGCCGGTCAAAGAACGAGCGCGACAGGTCGCCGAACTCCTTTTGCTTTCCGAGATTGGAAAGCGCTGCGCGCATCGTGTCCTTGTCGTTCGGAAAAAGCCCGTTCAAGTGAGGTTGAAGCGCGTCGGCCACTGCGCTGATCAGCGCGCGCCCAGAGATTTCAGCCAGATCGGAACGCCTATAGGAACTGTCGACGACACGATCCAAGGCATCTGAGATGCCCACCGTCACGTCAGACAGGGTTGCATCGTCTGGCAGAGAAATGCCGACGGATCGAAGATGGGCGTAGGGATCGTCCTTCTTGGCAGCGATGGCCAGTTGCGTCATCAGCCACACAGCTTCCGTGTAGCCCTTGTCATCCATCACGAAGGAGAAGGCCTTTTCGGCAGCGGTGATGGTGGCGTTGGCAACCTGAGACACGTCAGCGCCAGCGGCGATCAGGCTGACGACCTCCTTCCACGCCTTCGTTCTTGGCAGTACCCCGAGCCGAACATGCCCCATCCAGGATTCCCCTCAATGAAATCAAAGCATCGCGATTACTCGTTGCGTTTCACGACCACGATGCTCCGCGCCTTTCTTTCTTCTTTCCTCAAGTACCCCTTGCGCACCAACTGCGCGATTTGTTCATGAGCGCTGGCGTGGCTGATCCCCAGCGCTTCTGCCAATTCCTTGACGGTGGGCGGCAGGCCCGTGCTGTCCAGGATTTGGCAGATCGCTCTCAACGTTCTTGTCTGCGGTTCCGTAATGCCTTCGGTTTTTCGCTTGCTCATGGCATGGCTCCTCACCGATTTGAACAATATATGACCTGATGAACATCAGGTCAATGGAGGCCACCCAAGACGAACCACACTCTCCCGGCTACCGCCGGGATGTGTGTCGCCAGTCCCACGGTGCCGTCGGATTGGCATCCCGCCACAGCCGGGCACGGCGACTGCGCGCCTCCTGCTCGGCAGACTGCTCCCGCGCGTACTGGCGGTACCACCACGCGATTCCGGTTGTGATCTGTGCCAGCCCGACGTCCACGGTCTTGGGGCAAGTGCGTGCGGTGCAGAAGGGATCGGCGGTCAACGTCGCCCAAAGAAATCAGCCTGAAATCTCGCTCTCCCTATCTGATGCACCCTGAAACGGGATACCCCGACCGCCCTGTGTGCATATTCTTCGTAACGGTCTGACAACTTTACTGGCTACCGAAATGACCGTCGAACAAACACTCCCTGAAATGATGTCGCCCCTACAGCGGGCACGCGAAGCCGCAGAAATCATCGCGGCCGCCATTGCGCGATTGCATTCCACGCGTCCGCGCGACAGCGATATTTACCTTGGCTTCTCGGCACCCGAGCGCGTTCATTCAAACCCGTCTACAGAAGGAGTTTGCAAATGAACGCATCAACCACCGCCCCGTCGTTGGCGGCGCAAATCGCCAGCCTGCCCAACTTGGCCATGAAGGACTTGTGGGTGGTCTGGGACAAGTATTTCCCGCAGCGCCCACCCCACAACAACCGTGCCTATGTCGAAGGCCGCGTCGCCTACAAGATTCAGGAGGAGGCGCAGGGCACCAAGCTTGTCGTGCAGGCGCAAATGGCGCGAATCGGCGAAGCGCAGTCCAACATCAAGACGCAGCGCGGCGTCGAAGTGCAAGTGATCCCCGGCACGGTCCTGGTGCGGGAATTCGACAACCGCGAACACCGCGTCACCGCGCAGGCGGATGGCTCTTTCGAGTACGAAGGCCGACGCTTCAAGAGCTTGTCCGGGGTCGCCCGCCACATCACCGGCACCCAGTGGTCAGGGCCGCTGTTCTTCGGGATCACCAAGAACAAGCCGAAGCGAGGTGCCCAATGAACGCCGTCGTCACCAAGAAGCGCTGCGCCGTCTACACCCGCGTCTCCACGGACGAACGTCTCGACCAGTCCTTCAACTCCCTCGACGCCCAGCGCGAGGCAGGCCAAGCCTACATCGTGAGTCAGCGGGCCGAGGGCTGGTTGCCGGTGGGCGACGACTACGACGACGGCGGCTACTCGGGCGGCAACGTGGAACGTCCGGCATTGAAGCGCCTGATGGCCGACATCATCGCCGACCAGATCGACATCGTGGTGGTCTACAAGATCGACCGCCTGACCCGCAGCTTGACCGACTTCGCCAAGCTCGTGGACATCTTCGAACGCCACAAGGTGTCGTTCGTTTCGGTCACGCAGCAGTTCAACACCACCACGTCGATGGGCAGGCTGATGCTCAACATCCTGCTGTCCTTCGCGCAGTTCGAGCGCGAGGTCACGGGTGAGCGCATCCGCGACAAGATCGCCGCCAGCAAGCGCAAGGGGCTGTGGATGGGAGGCTACACGCCGCTGGGTTACGAGATCAAAGACCGCAAGCTGATCATCGAGGAGAAGGATGCGCAAACCATCCGGCGCATATTCACCCGCTTCACCGAGACGCGCAGCATCACGGACATCATCCGCGAGATGGGGCTGGATGGCGTCACCACCAAGCCCAACCGCCTGAAGGACGGCAGCGTGCGCAACGGCACGCCGATGGACAAGAAATACATCTCCAAGGTGCTGCGCAATCCGATCTACGTGGGCGAGATTCGCCACAAGGGGGCGGTGTATGCCGGTCAGCACGAGCCGATCATCACCCGGCAGTTGTGGGATCGGGTGCAGGACATCCTGTCCGAGGACGCCCACCAGCGCATGGGCAAGACCCAAACAAGGCACAAGACCGACGCCTTGCTGCGTGGCCTGATGTACGGCCCCGACGGAGGCAAGTACCACATCACCTACAGTAAGAAGCCCTCTGGCAAGAAGTACCGCTACTACATCCCCAAGGCGGACAACCGCTACGGCTACCGCAGCAGCGCCACCGGGATGATCCCCGCCGACCAGATAGAGGAAGTGGTGGTCAACCTGCTGGTCGGCGCGCTCCAGTCGCCCGAAACCATCCAGGGCGTCTGGAACGCGGTTCGCAAGCAATACCCGGAGGTCGACGAGCCGACCACCGTGCTGGCCATGCGCCGCATCGGGGAGGTCTGGAAACAACTGTTCCCGGCCGAACAGGTGCGGCTGGTCAACCTGCTGATCGAGCGCGTCCAGCTCCTCTCCGACGGCGTCGACATCGTCTGGCGCGAGTCGGGATGGCGCGATCTGGCCGGTGAGTTGCGGGCGGACAACATCGGCGGCGAAATGCTGGAAATGGAGGTGACCCCATGAACCGCTCGTCCAAGACGCTGGTCGGCGATGGCAAACCCCACGAGCGCCGCCACCCGCTGGAAGGCGGCGGTGTCCGGATCACCACGTTCGTGCCCTTCCATTTCAAGAAGCGCGGCATCAAGAAGGTGATCGTCGCACCGGAAGGCGTCAGCCAGCCAATTGCCGTCACCGATACCCCGATGCTCACCCCCGAACAGGATCGTCCGCTGATCCGGGCTATGGGACGCGGCATCTACTGGCAGCAACTGATCGACTGCGGAAGACTGGCCAGCGCTACGGAGATCGCCGAGCGGGAGTGCATCCACCGCTCCACGGTCAGCGATCTGCTGCGGCTGGCGCTTCTCGCCCCCGACATCGTGCAGGCCGCCTACGAAGGACGGCTTCCTCGAGCGGTGTCCTTGGAGGCGCTCCTGCGGGCCAAGGTGCCCTTGGACTGGAATGAGCAACGCCGGTTGATTGCGTCCTTCGGGTAGCGGAGGGAACGCAGAAATATTTTTCCGCTACGCCAAAAGTAGCTGTTGCTACGCCGGATGTAGCGCCTTCCCCGATGAAGGCGTGAAACGGCATCAACGGCTGGTACTGGACTGGCCACCGCTCACGCCTCCATCCCTGAACGGGAAAGGAGCATGGCAATGGCCTATTCAATGGCACTGTCCCCTGGCTTCGGTGGCTCACCGAGTCAGCATTCCGGCGTCGATTTCAGCTCGACGTCCGCCCCCAAATCCTCGGAATTGTCCGAGCGACGCTTCCTCAATGAGATCGAACTGGCCAGCCGCTGGGGCATGTCGCCCAAGACGCTCACGCGCTGGCGCGGCATGGGTCGAGGCCCTGTCTTCAACAAGTTCTCGAAGAAGGTGGCCTATCCCCTCGATGGCGAAAACGGCGTGCTCGATTTCGAGAAGCGCCACGTCTACGCCTCCACGTCCGAACGCGTGCCGGTTTGAGGAGAACAGTCATGAAAGAACTGACTTACTACCCCGCCGACCTCGCGGCCATGAGCATCGCCCAGCTTGTGATGCTGTCGATCACGGACTTCACGTCCTCCGAGCACCACGTCGACGAGGCCATCGCCTTCCTCAAACAACTGCGCGCGAAGCTGGATGCCGCCAAGCTCCAGCGCTACGGCGAACAGGCTCGTACTGCGCTTCGCGACTCCGGCCGCGATTTCGGCACAGCTCACATCAATGATGGCGCGCTGCACGTCAAGTACGAACTCCCCAAGAAGGTGACCTGGAGTCAGGCCATCCTCAAGGAGATGGCCGAGCGCATCGTTGCTTCCGGCGACAAGCTCGAAGACTACATCGACATCAAGCTGTCGGTATCCGAGTCCCGCTACACCAACTGGCCCACGGCGCTGCAGGAGCAGTTCGCCGCTGCGCGCACTGTCGAGGAAGGCAAGCCGAGCATCACGCTGACGCTGGATGGGGGTGCCGCATGACTCTCCCCATCATCTCTGCGCAGCAGCGCATGGCCGAGCGCAAGGGTGTGAAGTTGCTGATGCTCGGCAAGTCCGGCATCGGCAAGACATCTCGGCTCAAAGACCTCGATCCCACCACCACGCTGTTCCTCGACATCGAGGCCGGTGATCTGGCGGTGGCCGACTGGCCGGGCGACACCATCCGTCCGGCCTCGTGGCCGGAGAGCCGTGACTTCTTCGTGTTCCTCGCGGGCCCGGACAAGTCGCTGCCGCCGGAGTCGGCCTTCTCGCAGGCGCACTACGACCACGTCATCGAGAAGTTTGGCGCACCGACGCAACTCGACCGCTACCAGACCTTCTTCCTCGACTCGATCACGCAGTTGTCGCGTCAGTGCTTCGCGTGGTGCAAGACGCAGCCGGGTGCCGTCAGCGACCGCACCGGCAAGCCTGACATGCGTGGCGCTTACGGCCTGCTCGGGCAGGAAATGATCGGCGCGCTGACCCATCTGCAACACGCACGGGGCAAGAACGTGGTGTTCGTGGCGATCCTCGACGAGCGCCTTGATGACTACAACCGCAAGGTGTTCGTGCCGCAGATCGAGGGCAGCAAGACCAGTCTGGAACTGCCCGGCATCGTCGACGAGGTTGTGACGCTGGCCGAGATCAAGGCCGAGGACGGCAGCGCCTACCGCGCCTTCGTCACCCACACCCTCAATCCCTACGGCTTTCCGGCCAAAGACCGCAGCGGTCGCCTCGACCTGCTGGAGCCGCCGCATCTCGGCGCGCTGATCGCCAAGTGCGCAGGCACGCCCGTGCCCGCCAGCGCCGCCACCCCGAACACCACCGAATCCAAGGAGTAATCACCATGTCGTCCAACTATTTCGATTTCCAAGATGCCGACCCCCAACAGTCCGGCTTCGATCCGATCCCCAAGGGCACCACTGTCCCGGTGCGCATGATCCTCAAGCCCGGTGGCTATGACGACCCATCGCAGGGCTGGGGTGGTGGCTACGCCACCGAGTCCTTCGAGACGGGTTCCATCTACCTCGCCGCCGAGTTCGTGGTCACGGCGGGCGATTACGCCAAACGCAAGATGTGGTCAAACATCGGCCTACACTCCAAGAAGGGGCCGACTTGGGGCCAGATGGGGCGCAGCTTCATCCGCGCCGCGCTCAACAGCGCCCGCAACGTCCACCCGCAGGACAACTCCCCGCAGGCCGCCGCCGCGCGCCGCATCCAGGGCTTTCACGAACTGGATGGTCTGGAGTTCCTCGTCCGCGTCGACATCGAGAAGGACGGCAAGGGTCAGGATCGCAACGTGGTCAAGGTCGCGGTCGAACCCGACCACCCCGACTACGCGCCGTTGATGGGCGTTCCGCCCAAGACGTCGGGCGGCGGAACGTCCGGCGCTCCGGCGCAGGCAGCGCCCGCATATCAGGCACCGACCCCGCAACGCGCTCCCGTGACGGGCAAACCGTCGTGGGCACAGTGAGGGAGGCCGCCATGAACGCATCCATGCTCACTGCCAGCCACTACGGCGTCGTGCATTTCGGCGATCTCGACTGCGAGGCCGTCGTGCTCACCACCGGCGAACGCGGCTACGTCCGCAAGCAGGTGGCCAAGCTGCTCGGCATCCACGAGAACAACACGGGTCACCGTTTTCGCCAAATCCTGGCTGACTTCTCACCTAAGTCATTGTCGGAACTGGATAAATTTCAGTCACCGATTTTGCTTCCCAGTGGTCGGCGGGCGCAGTTTTTCCCGGCGGGCGTGATCACCCAGATTGCCTCCGGCGTGATTGATGCAGCCCTCGATCACACGCTGCACCGCGCACGCCGGAAGCTGGTGCCCAACTGCATGAAGATCATGCGTTCCCTTGCCACCACCGGCGAGGTGGCGCTGATCGATGAGGCCACCGGCTACCAGCACCACCGCGCGCCGGATGCGCTGCAGGAGCTGATCTCCAAGCTGCTGCGCCAATCCTGCGCGTCGTGGGAGCGGCGTTTCCACCCGGACTACTACCGGGCGCTGTACCGCCTCTTCAACTGGCGGTACCAGGGGCACGAGCAGAACCCGCCCCACGTCATCGGCCAGATCACCTTGCGCTGGGTCTACGGGCCGGTGCTGCCGGAGGACTTGCTTGGCGAGATCCGCAACCGCAAGGGCATCTCGCAGAAACACCATCAGTGGTTGTCGGATCAGGGGCTGGCGCATCTGGAATCGCAGATTCACGCGGTCACGGCGATTGCGCGCAGCTCCATGAACTACCCGGACTTCAAGCGTCGCTGTGAGGCCGCCTTCGCTGGCGCTGCCCTGCAGTTGGGCCTGCTGCTCGATGAACTCGAGGAGGAGGCGTGAAATGCTGGGTCTGCAAACGACAAGCACGCGGCTACGGCCACACGGACGGTCGCTTCAAGACCGCCGATCCGCGCCGCTACGTGCTCGACTGGGTGTTCTGCTCGCGCCGCTGTCAGGACGCGTTCCACGCGCTGTACGGCAACTGGCAACGCGCCAAGGAAGGTCACATCGACAAGACGGAGGTCGCCATGATCGATCCTTCTGACATCGAGCTCGGCGCGATGCGCCAGTGCCTCAAGGCCTTCGGCGAGGCGGCAGGCGAGATCGGCTTCGCCAAACCGCTGGGTGACTACACCGAGGCCGAAGCGCTGCGCGTCATCGACGCCATCGTCACCTGCTACACGGAGGCGATGGTCGCGCACCACGAGGCCACCAAGTACCCGCCCGTGCGCGGCATGCCGCCGACACCCGATCCACTGGCACCCGATGTGGCCAACCCGTTCGCCGATCTGGAGGACGACCTGCCTTGGGACGAGCCGAAGGGGGTGAAGCCATGATGGATTTCAACTCCTCGGCCAGCGTCTCCGGCCAGATCACGGCGCTGATCGACATCGGCATGCAACGCCTGCGCGCGCAGCAGTCCGCGCGCGACTACCTCGGCGCATCGCGTCTGGGCGCGGCCTGTGAGCGTGCGCTGCAGTTCGAGTACGCGAAGGCTCCGGTCGACCACGGGCGCGACATCCAAGGCCGGATGCTGCGCATCTTCGAGCGTGGCCACGTCATGGAGGACTGCATGGTGACGTGGCTGCGCGACGCGGGGTTCGATCTGCGCACGCAGAAACCCGACGGAGGCCAGTTCGGTTTCTCCGATGCGCACGGTCGGCTGCGCGGTCACGTTGATGGCGTGATCGTTGGCGGGCCTGACGGTTTCCACTATCCCGCGCTGTGGGAGAACAAGTGCCTCGGCGCGAAGTCGTGGCGCGACGTGGAATCGAAAGGCCTGGCCGTCAGTAAGCCGGTCTATGCCGCGCAAATCGCGCTCTATCAGGCGCATCTGCAGCTGCACGAGCACCCAGCGCTGTTCACCGCGATCAACGCCGACTCGATGGACATCTACGTCGAGCTGGTGCCCTTCGATGGCGCGTTGGCGCAGCGGATGACGGATCTGGCGGTGAAGGTCATCTCCGCGACCGAGGCCGGGGAGCTGCTGCCGCGCGCTTTCCATGACCCGACTCACTTCGAGTGCCGGATGTGCGCGTGGCAAGACCGCTGCTGGAGGACGCAATGAACCACACCCAACCAAGAGCACTGGCAGTGGAGCCGATGGTGGGCGCGCGTCACGCCGCCCAACTGTTGAATCTCCCGCTGTACTACTTCACCAAGCCGCGATCTCGCATCTCGAAGCGCATTCCGCACTACCGGATCGGCCAGATGGTTCGCTTCCGGATGTCGGAACTCACGGCGTGGTCAGCCACGCAAGGAGGCGCACATGAGTGACTACCGTGTTCGCATCTCCGTGCGCAACGCCCGTCTGCTGCGTGCCATCGAGCAGGCTGGGCACCGCCCCGGTGCGCCGCTGGCCGCCGCCATCGGCATCAGCTACTACGGGGCGCTGTTGCCGTACCTCAATCTCACGCGCTCGCCGCTGACGCCGGATGGATTGCTGCGGGAATGCGCGTGGAATCTGTGCAACTTCTTGAACGCATCGCCTTCCGATCTGTGGTCGGATGCCCAGCTCCAGCCGCTGGCAAGGAATCATTCCAGCATCGATCTGGATGCGGACAGTGTGCAGGCGCTGGCCTGTGGAACGGCGACCGTTGACCCGCTGCGGCTCGCGAGCCACGCGCAGGCCGGGCGCATCATTCAGGATGCCCTCGACTCGCTGACACCGCGTGAAGCCAGCGTCATCCGCGAGCACTTCTTCTCTGATTCGTCGCTGGATGAGATCGCCGAGAAGATGGAGATCACACGCGAGCGCGTCCGCCAGATTGAAGTCAAGGCTCTGCGCAAACTTCGCCACGATTCACGCATTCCGCGCGAACTGGCGGGTATCGCCGACGTGATCGGAGGTGCCGCCGATGCTTGACTTCAACGACACCCAAAAGCCAGTCGAACCCCGGCGCATCCTTGATGACGGCGAGCGCGAGGCGCTGCGGGCAGGCTTGATCGCCAGTCTGCCCTCGGTGCTGGCCACGTTGTTCCCGGCAGGCAAGACGCGCCGGGGCAAGTTCCTGATCGGCGACGTGCTGGGCAGCCCCGGCGACAGCCTCGAAGTGGTACTCGATGGCGACAAGGCAGGACTGTGGACGGATCGCGCCACCGGCGACGGCGGCGATATTTTTTCGCTGATCGCCGGTCATTTAGCGGTATCCATCCACACCGACTTCAATCGTGTACTGGATGCCGCCGCCGATCTGCTCGGTTGCGCTCGGGAAAAGCCTGCGCGCAAGGCCAGCAAGAAGGAGGCACCGGTCGACGAACTCGGCCCGGCCACTGCCAAGTGGGACTACCTTGACGAGGCAGGCCATCTAATCGCCGTCGTCTACCGCTACGACCCGCCCGGGCAGAAGAAGCAGTTCCGGCCTTGGGACGCCAAGCGGCGCAAGATGACACCGCCCGATCCGCGCCCGCTCTACAACCAGCCGGGGATGGCCAGCGCCGCGCAGGTGGTGCTGGTCGAAGGCGAGAAATGTGCGCAGGCGCTGATCGACGCAGGCATCGTGGTCACCACCGCGATGCACGGCGCAAACGCACCGGTCGACAAGACCGACTGGTCGCCGCTTTCGGCCAAGGCCGTGCTGATCTGGCCCGACCGCGACAAACCGGGCTGGGAGTACGCGACGCTAGCGGCGCAGGCCATCCTGTCGGCGGGTGCGAAGTCCTGCCACATCCTGTATCCGCCGGAGGAAGCTGCCGAGGGCTGGGATGCGGCGGACGCCATCGCCGAGGGTTTTGACGTCGCCACCTTCCTCACCCACGGCCCGCGCCTGCAGATGCACGATGTTGCTGACGACATCAATCCGGTGGTCAGCAGCGACGAATCCGTTTGGGGCACCGAGGATGCGCTGGCGCTGTCTTTCACCCGCCGCTACCACCGCGACTGGCGCTACGTCGCGGCGTGGGGTCGGTGGTTGGTGTGGGACGGCCAACGCTGGCGCACCGAGGACACGCTCGCCGCCACCGACCTGATCCGCAGCGTCTGCCGCCAGACCGCCGTGCGTGCCGACAACCCCAAGATCGCCGCCAAGTTGGCCAGTGCCAGCACGGTCGGCGGCGTGGAACGGCTGGCGCGCGCGGATCGCAGGCACGCGGCCACCACCGATGAATGGGACGCCGATCCGTGGCTGCTCAACACGCCCGGTGGCGTGGTCGATCTCAAGACTGGTCGCAAGCGCGCGAATGAGCGCGCCGACCGGATGACCAAGATCACCACAGCCACGCCGGGAGGCGACTGCCCGCAATGGATGGCCTTCCTGTCCGACATCACGGGCGGCGATGTTGATCTGCAGGCTTACCTGCAAAGAATGGTCGGCTACTGCCTGACCGGCGTCACCAGCGCCCACGCGCTGTTTTTTCTGTACGGCACCGGGGCCAACGGCAAGAGCGTGTTCGCCAACGTCATCAGCACCATCCTCGGCGACTACGCCGCCACCGCGTCGATGGACACCTTCGTCGAAACCCGTGGCGACCGCCATCCGACCGATCTGGCGGGCCTGCGCGGTGCGCGCTTCGTGACGGCCATCGAAACCGAACAGGGTCGTCGCCTGAACGAGTCCAAGGTCAAGGCCATCACCGGCGGCGACAAGATCTCCGCACGCTTCATGCGCCAGGACTTCTTCGAGTACACGCCGCAGTTCAAGCCGGTGATCGTCGGCAACCACAAGCCCGCCATCCGCAACATCGACGAAGCGATGAAGCGGCGCATGCACATGATCCCCTTCACGGTGACGATCCCGCCCGAGCGGCGCGATGGTCGCCTGACCGAGAAGCTACTGGCCGAGCGCGACGGGATTCTGGCGTGGGCGGTGGCGGGATGCCTTGCGTGGCAGCGCGAAGGCTTGAAGCCGCCCGCCTGCGTGGTGTCGGCGACTGAGGAGTATTTCGAATCCGAGGATGCGCTGGGCCGTTGGCTCGACGAGCGCTGCGTGCGCGAGCCGAACGCCAAGTCACTGACCGCCGAGCTATTCACCGACTGGAAGCACTGGGCGGAAACAACGGGCGAGTTCATCGGCTCGCAACGACGCTTTTCCGATCTGCTGATCACGCGCGGGATCGAGAAGTGGCGCAACGGCGTGGGTGTGCGCGGGTTTCGGGGTATCGACCTCAAGTACCCGCCAGCGCCTTCTTACACCCCCTACGTGGACAACTGACCCTATGAAATTCACGCCGTCTGACACATCGGACGCATTTGAACGTAAGTCTCTATACGCGCGTGCGCGCACGCCTCACGGAGAGTTACGTCAAGCTGTGCCCGATGTGTCAGACCGGCCCAACAGGATTGACACCATGACCACCACCATCCTTGCCCTCGATCTGGGCACTACCACCGGCTGGGCGCTGCGCGGCAGCGACGGCCACATCACCAGCGGTTCCGAGAGCTTCCGACCGCAGCGTTTTGAAGGCGGCGGAATGCGCTTCCTGCGCTTCAAACGCTGGCTCACCGAGATCAAGCAATCCTGCGACGGCATCGACGCGCTGCACTTTGAGGAAGTGCGCCGCCACGTTTCGACCGACGCGGCCCACGCCTACGGCGGATTCCTCGCCACGCTCACCGCGTGGTGCGAGCACCACCAGATTCCGTACCAAGGCGTTCCGGTCGGCACGATCAAGAAGCACGCCACCGGCAAGGGCAATGCCAGCAAGGGCGAGATGGTGGCGTCCGCCCGTGCCCGTGGGCACGTCCCGACCGACGACAACGAGGCCGATGCGCTGGCTCTGCTGCACTGGGCTGTCCAGCACCACGACGTGGCACAGGGGGTGTGATATGGCACGCACCAACTGGACGATTGACGTCGTGGCCGCACGCTACGAGGAAGCAGCCAGCACCGGACGACGTCTGCCACCTGTGCGTGTGCAGGGCTACTTCAACGTCTGGCCCATCATCGTGCGCCAGCAGTGGGAGCGCTTGTCGGCGGACGAGCAGCCACGTCACTACTTCCCGCCCAGCCCTGAAGCGGTTGATCGGATGCTGGAGACGATGCGCTGGATGCAGTGGTTGGACGTTGAGCAGCGCCATCTCGTGTGGATGCGCAGCGACCGCCAACCGTGGCGCAAGATCTGTGGGCGCTTCGGCTGCGACCGCACGACGGCGTGGCGACGTTGGCAGAAGGCCTTGCAGACGGTGGCTGACCAGCTCAACGGCTGCGTTGTCGTGGGATAGTCTTTGAGCGCGAATGGTCGCGGATAAGCTGCCATGCGCTGCCATCAGCTATCACCAGCGGCTTTTGGCCCTGCAACAAATCACCCCGGTCGAGGGTAGTATTTCATCCATGCTCGGGATCAGTGGCTTCGAGGCGACAGTCGCTTCAAAGCCACGCCCCCGAGGGGAAATGGGCCCTTCCTGGCCAATAACCCATGCGGGGGGCGCGAGCGCGACGCTTTTTTAGCGTCAGGGCGCGGGCAAGGTTACCAGTCGGCAGGTTACCGGCTCGGGTTACCACCCCAGGGCGCGGTTACCAGTTTCCAGATTCATCATTCACCCAACCCGCCCGGCGGCAACGCTCGGCGGGTTTTGCTTTTGGGACTTCCACTTTGAACACGCTCAACGTCGAGTACCGCAAGGTCGAGGCGCTGATTCCCTACGCCCGCAATCCGCGCACGCACGCCGAAGGCCAGATTGCCAAGATCGCGGCCAGCATCGTCGAGTACGGCTGGACGAACCCGATCCTGGTCGATGGCGACAACGGCATCATCGCCGGGCACGGGCGTCTGGCCGCTGCGCGCAAGCTGGGGCTGGATCAGGTACCGGTGATCGAACTGGCGCACCTGAGCGTCGCGCAGAAGTGCGCGCTGGTGATCGCCGATAACCGGCTGGCGCTCGATGCCGGTTGGGACGAGGAAATGCTGGCGCTGGAACTGGCCGACCTGTCCGAGGCCGGGTACGACCTTGCGCTGACCGGCTTCGAGGATGCCGAGATCGAGGCGCTGCTCGCCGGTGATGTGCTGGACGCCGATCCTGATGCCGAGACGGAACCGGACGACGAGCCGGATGCTGCGGACGACGTGCCGGACGCGCCCGTCGTGGCGGTATCCCGCCCCGGTGATGTCTGGGCCATCGGCCAGCACCGTCTGATCTGTGGCGACGCCACCGACCGCGCCGTGGTCGCTGCGCTGATGGACGGCGACACCGCGCGGCTGTGCTTCACCTCGCCGCCCTACGGCAACCAGCGCGACTACACCTCGGGTGGCATCACCGATTGGGACGGCCTGATGCGCGGCGTGTTCGCGCACCTGCCGATGGCGGGCGATGGTCAGGTGCTGGTCAACTTGGGCCTCATCCACCGCGACAACGAAGTGATCCCGTATTGGGATGCGTGGCTCGGATGGATGCGCCAGCAGGGTTGGCGGCGCTTTGCGTGGTACGTCTGGGATCAGGGGCCGGGGATGCCCGGCGACTGGCAGGGCCGCTTCGCGCCGAGCTTCGAGTTCGTTTTTCACTTCAACCGCGAGAGCCGCAAGCCCAACAAGATCGTGCCCTGCAAGCACGCCGGGCAGGAATCGCACCTGCGCGCCGATGGCTCGTCCACCGCGATGCGCGGCAAGGACGGCGAAGTCGGCGGCTGGACGCACAAGGGCCAGCCCACGCAGGACACGCGCATCCCCGACAGCGTGATCCGCGTGATGCGCCACAAGGGCAAGATCGGTCAGGACATCGACCACCCCGCCGTGTTCCCGGTGGCGCTGCCGGAGTTCGTGATCGAGGCCTACACCGACGCGGGCGACATCGTATTTGAACCCTTTGGCGGCAGCGGCACGACGATGCTGGCTGCCGAGCGATCGGGCCGCGTCTGCCGCAGCGTGGAGATCGCGCCGGAGTACGTGGACGTCGCCCTCAAGCGCTTTCAGCAGAACCATCCCGGCGTGCCGATCACCCTGATCGCCACCGGCCAGTCCTTCGAGCAGGTCGTCGCCGAGCGCACTGCCACACTCGAGATTGAGGTGGTGGCATGAACTGGCTGGCCGACAAGATCGAACAGTGGCCGACCGCCAAGCTGCTGCCCTATGCTCGCAACGCGCGCACCCACTCGGATGATCAGGTGGCGCAGATTGCTGCCAGCATCGCCGAGTTCGGATTCACCAATCCGATCCTCGCTGGCAGCGACGGCATCATCGTCGCTGGCCACGGTCGGCTCGCCGCTGCCCAGAAACTCGGGCTGGAAATCGTGCCGGTGGTCGTGCTCGATCACCTGACGCCGACGCAGCGCCGCGCACTGGTCATCGCGGATAACCGCATCGCCGAGCACGCAGGCTGGGACGACGCGATGCTGCGCATCGAACTGGAAGCCTTGCAGTTGGAAGGCTTCGATCTCGACATCACCGGCTTCGACGCCGACGCGCTGGCCGAATTGATCGCGGGCGACGAACCCGACAACGAGGGTCAGACCGATGAGGATGCGGTGCCGGAGGTCAGCGAGACGCCGATCTCCCGCCCGGGTGATGTGTGGGTGCTGGGCAAACACCGGCTGCTGTGCGGCGACGCCACCGTCGTCGAGGATTACGACCGCCTGATGCAGGGCGACGTGGCCGACATGGTCTTCACCGACCCGCCGTACAACGTGAACTACGCCAACAGCGCCAAGGACAAGATGCGCGGCAAGGATCGCGCGATCCTCAATGACAACTTGGGCGACGGCTTCTATGACTTCCTGCTGGTGGCGCTGACGCCGACGGTGACGCATTGCAGCGGCGGCATCTACGTGGCGATGTCCTCCAGCGAACTCGACGTGCTGCAGGCCGCGTTTCGCGCCGCCGGTGGCAAGTGGTCGACCTTCATCATCTGGGCCAAGAACACCTTCACGCTGGGCCGCGCAGACTACCAGCGCCAGTACGAGCCGATCCTGTACGGATGGCCCGAGGGCGCGACGCGCCACTGGTGCGGCGACCGCGATCAGGGTGATGTATGGGCGATCAAGAAGCCGCAGAAGAACGATCTGCACCCGACGATGAAGCCGGTGGAACTGGTCGAGCGGGCGATCCGCAACTCCAGCCGACCCGGCAACGTGGTGCTCGATCCCTTTGGCGGTTCCGGCACGACGCTGATTGCAGCCGAGAAGTCAGGCCGCATCGCGCGACTGATCGAACTCGATCCGAAGTACGTGGACGTGATCGTGCGCCGGTGGGAGGAGTTCACCGGCAAGCAGGCTATCCGCGAGGCGGCAAACCAGCAGGCGTGCGCCAGTTGAATCCGCGTGCAGGCGCTTTGGCTTCTTCTTCCTCGGCGATGCGCCGCAGCAGTTGCATCGTGGCGAGATCGCGGGGCAGCACGGCACACATCACGCGCACGGCCTGTTCGATGGAGACATCCGGACGCCGGTTGGCGATCAGCCAACGCAGCGCCTGTTCGCGTTCGGCGGTGGGGGTTTTCATCAGGCGGCCTCTTGCTCTTCGACGATGCCGCAATGGATCACGTAGCCCGTGAGGTAAGGCAGCCCGCGCGGGATGCCGTAGTCCTTGCTGGTCTGGCGGCCAATCGTCCAGCCCATCCACTTGGTGGTGGCAGCGTCGATGGCGTCCTTCATGCTCTTGCCATCAAAGAGGCTGTTGTGGACGTCGTCTGCGAAGTGGCGTCCGTGGCGGCTGTCGAGGAAGGCGCGGACGGTGTCGAGGTCTGCGCCTGTGGCGTCGGCGACGGCGGTCATGGCCAGAGGCCACGCGATGCAGGCGTGCCCGCCCATCGTGCCCCAGAAGCCCCAGCCTTCGTTGCGGGTGGTAGGGATGTTGGTGTTGGTCATGGTGGTTTTCCTTTCGGGTTGATCGTTGCGACACCCGTAGTAACGCGCTGGTGGTGAGAGAAGCCAAGCTATTCCCGGCGTCTCTCACCATCTTTTTTCAGGCGATGCGGTAGACGCGCTCGCCGCCCTGCGGCTTGTCCGACGTGATGGTCAGGCCGAGTTTTCTCTTGAAGGCTCCGGCGAAGGTGCCGCGCACCGTGTGCGCCTGCCAGCCGGTGGCGGTGCAGATCTGGCCGATGGTCGCGCCCTCGGGACGTTGCAGCATCCGGATCACTTCGGCCTGCTTGCTGTTGTCGCGGGTGCGGGGCTTGGCCTGTGCCGTCGCGGCGTTCTTGGCCCACTCGGCCTCACACGCGGCCACGTCGGCCTCCAACTCGGCGTCGGTGGTCTGCGGTGCTGCGGTGGCGTCCGGCGCGTCCGGCGCCGTTTCGGCGTTGGCGATGATTGCGTCGAGGTTGGCCTCGAATTTGGAGACGCGCTTGGCGCTGACGTGCGGGCGCTTCATGCCCAAGGCGTCGTAGCCCTCGGCGGCGACGCACCAGCCCTCGCCATCGGGCGTGATCAGGGCGCGGTTGAACAGGCCGTCGAGTACCTTCTTGCGTGCGCCGCCTTTGATGTTGTCGGGGAACCATTCGATCTTGCCCGCGCTGGTGTTGATGGCCTTGGCGAGGATGGCGTGCTGGGCCGGGGTGAGTTGGGTGGTGGTCATTTGCTGTTCCTTCGGGGTGGTGGATGACGATGTGATGAACGCGCTGTTCGGCAGTGAAGCCAAGCGCCCAGTGATGGATAAGGGGGCTTGGCTTCGTTGCTTTCCGATCAGTCCTTGGCGATCCCGGATTCCGTGGCCTTCGGCATCGCCGCGCCCAGTTCGACGCCCGCCTTGAAGGCCGCTTCCAGCGCGTCGCGGATGCACCAGACCGCCGTGTCGTGGAAGTCCAGGCTGTCGGCGTGGCGGGTTTGCAGGGTGTCGAGACCCAGATGCTTCTGGGCGATCAGGGTGAGGATGGTGTCGATCTGGCTCATGGCGTGTTCCTTTCGGGATGTGGTTGGCGTGACGTGATGAGCGCGCTGTTCCCGATGGAAGCCAAGCTCAATTGCGCAGGAATGACGAACAAATGATTGAAGGTGACGATGGGACTCTCGATTCGCGCCTACGCGCGCCACCGTGGCGTGTCGCACGTGGCCGTGAAGAAGGCCATTGACACCGGACGGATCACCGCACTGCCGGACGGCACGATTGATCCGGATGCGGCGGACGCGCAGTGGGCACAAAACACATTGCAGCCACGCCGGGCCGTTGTGCAGGAACAGGCCAGCAGCCCGAAAACCCGCCGTGCGCCCACGACTGCCGATGCAACGCCGCCGCGCGATGCGCCTGAGTCCGGCACACCGCCGTTGTCAGCGGGCGGCACGTCGTTGCTGCAAGCGCGCACCGTCAACGAAGTGCTCAAGGCCCAGCTCAACAAGGTGGAGCTGGCGCACCGCAAGAAGGAATTGGTGGATCGGGCGCAGGCCGTGGCGCACGTTTTCAAGCTGGCGCGCATCGAGCGCGATGCGTGGCTCAACTGGCCCGCACGCATCTCGGGGCAGATGGCCTCCGCGCTCGGCGTTGACGCGCACCAGATGCACGTCGCGCTGGAAGCTGCTGTGCGCGAGCACCTGATCGAACTGGGCGAGCTGCGCCCGCGCGTGGACTGACGATGGACGATTACGAAGGCGTGCAGGAGATCGAACGCGCATGGCGCGACGGCTTGACGCCCGATCCGCTACTGACGGTGTCGGAGTGGTCGGATCGGCACCGGATGCTGTCCAGCAAGGCATCTGCCGAGCCGGGCCGCTGGCGCACCGCCCGCACGCCGTACCTGAAGGCCATCATGGATTGCCTGTCGCCGACCTCGCCGGTCGAGCGCGTGGTGTTCATGAAGGCGGCGCAGCTCGGCGCGACCGAGATGGGGTCGAACTGGATCGGCTACGTCATCCACCACGCGCCGGGGCCGATGATGGCGGTGTGGCCGACGGTGGAAATGGCCAAGCGCAACTCGAAGCAGCGCATCGACCCACTGATCGAAGAATCATCGGCGCTGGCGGAACTGATCGCTCCGGCGCGCTCGCGCGATTCCGGCAACACGATTCTGGCGAAGGAGTTTCGCGGCGGTGTGCTGGTGATGACCGGCGCGAACAGCGCGGTCGGCCTGCGCTCGATGCCGGTGCGTTACCTGTTCCTCGACGAAGTGGACGGCTACCCGCTGGACGTCGAGGGCGAAGGCGATGCGATCTCGCTGGCGGAGGCGCGCACGCGCACCTTCGCACGCCGCAAAATCTTCATCGTCTCCACGCCGACGATCTCCGGCGCGTCGGCCATCGAGCGCGAATACGAGGCCAGCGACCAGCGTCGCTACTTCGTGCCGTGTCCGCATTGCTCGCATCGGCAGTGGTTGCGCTTCGAGCTGCTGCGCTGGGACAAGGGTGCGCCGGAGACGGCAGCCTACATCTGTGAGTCGTGCGACACCGCGATTGCCGAGCATCACAAGACGTGGATGCTCGAACACGGCGAGTGGCGTGCGATGGCAGAAGGCACGGGCAATGAAATTCAGAGGACGGCGGGCTTTCACCTGTCGAGCCTGTATTCGCCGGTGGGCTGGCGCGCGTGGCGCGACATCGCCGCTGCGTGGGAAGCCGCCGTCAGCAAGGAATCCGGTTCCGCCGCCGCCATCAAGACCTTCAAGAACACCGAACTCGGCGAGACCTGGGTCGAAGAAGGCGAAACGCCCGACTGGCAGCGGCTGGTCGAGCGCCGCGAGGATTACCGCGTCGGCAGCGTGCCGATGGGTGGCCTGCTGCTGGTCGGCGGCGCGGACGTGCAGAAGGATCGCATCGAGGCATCCGTCTGGGCCTTCGGTCGCGGCAAGGAGTCGTGGCTGGTCGAGCACCGTGTGCTGATGGGCGACACGGCGCGCGACACGGTCTGGAAGCGCCTCGCGGAAATGCTCGCCGAATCCTGGACAAACGACTCTGGCGTGGCGATGCCGCTGGCGCGTTTTGCGCTCGACACCGGCTTTGCCACGCAGGAAGCCTACGCCTTCGTGCGTGCCTGCCACGACCCGCGTGTGATGGCGGTCAAGGGCGTAGCGCGCGGCGCGGCGCTGATCGGCACACCGACCGCCATCGATGTTTCGCAGGGTGGCAAGAAGCTGCGCCGTGGCATCAAGGTGTACTCGGTGGCGGGCGGCATCGCCAAGCTGGAGCTTTACAACAACCTGCGCAAGGCGGCCAACGTCGGCGAGGACGGCGTCACGACGACGTTCCCCGCAGGCTTCGTCCACCTGCCGAAGATCGACGCGGAGTTCATCCAGCAACTCTGCGCCGAGCAACTGATCACCCGCCGCGACCGCAACGGCTTCCCCGTGCGCGAGTGGCAAAAGATGCGCGAGCGCAACGAGGCGCTCGACTGCTACGTCTATGCCCGCGCCGCTGCGACGGCGGCAGGGCTGGATCGCTTCGAGGAGCGCCACTGGCTCGAACTGGAGCGGCAACTTGGCATGGAGCGCCCACCGGACGACTCCCCGCCGCTCGAACCGATGCAACCCGACGAGGCCACCCACAGCGGTGGCCTCGCCGTTTCTGGCAACCGCAATTCCGGTCGGCGCGTCATCAAGAGCCGCTGGCTGACCCGATGAGGACACCGTGAGCTACACCAATGCACAACTCGACGCGCTTAGGAAGGCGCTGGCCACAGGCGAACGCCGCGTGACCTTCGGCGACAAGACAGTCGAGTACCGCAGCGTTGCCGAACTGCAAGCGGCGATCCGCACGGTCGAGGCCGAGATCGCGCGCGGCAGCGCCACGTCCAAACGCCAGATCCGTGTCACCACGGGCAAGGGCTTCTGACATGGCGTGGTTCACCAGAACCGTTCTCCGCTTGTTCGGCCATCCATCTGGACAGCCGGTACATGAGGCCGCAGGCGGTGGCCGCCGGTCGCTGGCGTGGATGCCCGGCAATCCGGGCGCGGTCGCCGCGATGCTGGCGACGCACACCGATCTGCGCATCAAGAGCCGCGACCTCGTGCGCCGCAATGCGTGGGCGCAGGCCGCGCTCGACGCCTTCGTCGCCAACGCCGTCGGCACCGGCATCAAGCCGCAGAGTCTGTCGGACGACGAAGACTTCAAGGCCGACGTGCAGGCGCTGTGGCGCGATTGGACAGAGGAAGCCGACGCGGCGGGGCTGACCGACTTCTACGGCCTGCAAGCCTTGGCCTGCCGTTCGATGCTCGAAGGCGGTGAATGCCTGATCCGGCTGCGCCCGCGCCGTCCGGAAGACGGACTGGCCGTGCCCTTGCAGCTCCAGTTGCTGGAGTCGGAGCACCTGCCGATCCACCTCAACACCGATCTGCCGTCAGGCAACGTGGTGCGCTCTGGCATCGAGTTTGATGCGCTGGGGCGACGTGTGGCCTACCACCTGTACCGCTCGCATCCGGAGGACGGACGGCTCGCGCCGATGTCGGGGCAAGGCGGCATGGAAACGGTGCGTGTGGACGCGCGCGAGGTAATTCACCTCTACCGCGTGCTGCGGCCCGGCCAGATTCGCGGCGAGCCGTGGCTGTCGCGGGCGCTGGTCAAGTTGAACGAACTCGACCAGTACGACGACGCCGAGCTGGTGCGCAAGAAGACCGCCGCGATGTTCGCGGGCTTCGTCACGCGCCAGAACCCGGAAGACAACTTGATGGGCGAAGGGGCGGCCAACAGCGAGGGCATAGCGCTCGCTGGCCTCGAACCCGGCACCTTGCAGATTCTCGAACCGGGTGAGGACATCAAGTTCTCCGATCCGGCGGACGTGGGCGGTTCGTATTCGGAGTTCCTGCGCACGCAGTTCCGCGCGGTCGCCGCCGCCATCGGCATTACCTACGAGCAACTGACTGGCGACCTGACGGGTGTGAACTACTCGTCCATCCGTGCCGGACTGCTGGAGTTCCGCCGCCGCTGCGAGATGGTGCAGCACTCGGTACTGGTGCATCAGATGTGCCGCCCGGTGTGGGCGGCGTGGATGAAGCAGGCGGTGCTGGCGGGCGCGCTCGATGCGCCGGGCTTCGCGCACGGCGGGCCTGCG